GGCCTTAATTCTTAATGCACGATACTCTGTCATTGCTGCCAGAAACTTTTTGTTGTCTACATAATGAGGTTTCTGTTTTGGTTTTAGTTTTTCTTCTTCTGCCATACTATAGTCCTTTTCTTTTATTGCGCTTTGTAAGATTCTTCAAAGCTTTTACAAGGTTAATTTTCTTATGAGATTTTTGCTTTCCAGCAACATGAAGTTTTTCTTTTACATGTTTTAATTGAACTTCTTTTTGAATGTTTCTATTAGTTGTTTTATTCATGTGTCTTATTATACTATATCCGCTATAAGTTGTCAAGCCTTAACCACTCTCGTTCTTCGTAACCAGCGGGCTCGTCTAGTGCTATCGGAAAACTTAGGCTTAATCTTTTTTCTGTTATAGGTGTAATTCTATGATAAACATGGGCAGGCACAAAGGCATACTCGCCATTTGTTAATTCTTTTTCTATAATATGGCCTCCCTCTATCCATATTTCACATCTTATACTTCCTTCTACCACTACAATTATGTTATGAGCGCCGTCTTTATGTTTTTCAAAGTTTGGTAAATCTTTATTAAGTGAAATGTAAATATGACAGTCTACATTTTTCTTTAATATTTTTTCTAATGAATAACAAGTTGAATTTATTTTTTCACTTGCTTTACTGCAATCTCGAATGTATGCTGTAGTCTTACTTAGCGTATCTTTTATACAAGACACAGGCCAAGTATAGTGGTCTGTAGACCAACCAGTATAGAACCAGTCATAGTCAGACGATATAATTGCTGGAGTGAAACGGTCGTTATTTACAAAAGGTCTGAGATTTAGTAACCCCTCTAATTCTTTCCATGAATACAAATTCTTCTCTGCATAACCAAAGTGAGGTACTAAGCTTTTAATTTTTTCTTCTTCAATCATAATTATTTGGAATAAGTGCTTGACACGAACAAAAAAAGAGTGTATAATCGCATATGTAGATGCGGTGAGAGACCATAAAGCTAAAAGCTACCTAGTGTACAGTCTTAGGCGTTTCAAATGTATCGAAATTATAGTCGTCATCCTCTGACCCAATTTGCATATCCATATCTTCTGCAATGTCTAATATTCTATCTATATCTTCCGGTGTGAGTGTTGGTCGTAATGCAAGTTTTTCATCAGTATCAGAAATCTTTTGTAGCACAACTTCATAGTAATGTGCCAATTCAACAGTAGCAATTGATATAACAACAATCTTATCTTTTGCAATAACAAATTCTTTGTCTTGTGTGAAAGGGATCCATCTTGATAATGTCGTATCTTCCTTTAACCCAAACTCCGTCATACGAGGCGTTGTAACCATCTCTAATGGGTTGAGAATTCTCATATGTGTATCATCAACAGATATTGTGCCAATCAATAGACTTCCATCCATTAACTTTACTAGTCTGTAATCAGTCGGGTGATTCGGTTCATTTAATGTTTGCATACTTATATTTATCAGGCCTTCAAGTCTATGCTGTGCATTTCATAATCAAATTCTTCTTCTGTGTAGATGTTTATTCTCTCCTGAAAGTGTTTAAGAGTAAAGTTTTCTTTTGACTTCCAAGTCATATCATCTGCAATATCATACAATGTGGCATCAACTTTGTTCTCACCAAGTCTTAGACCACGACCAATCGATTGTAGATTTCTGACTCTGCTCTTAGATGGACTTGCAAAGATGATATTATGTAGATTCTTAATATTGACACCAGTAGAGAATGTGCCATAACTAGCAACAATAATGGCATCTTTTTCTTTCTCTACGATACCTCGAATTGTTTCTCTTTCATCAGCCTCTACACCACCAAAAATATAAAAGACTTTTCTACCATCAGCTGCCTTGTCTTTAATGATTTGATGTAGATTCTTACCATGTTTCTCTACAAGTTGAAACAATACAAGAGTGTTGCCCTCTAGTTTCAATGCAAGATTACGAATGAAGTTTTGCCTTGACCGACTACTTACAAGATAATCAATCTCATCCTGATACTTGCCCTTTGCAACCATTTGACAGTTCTCTGGTGTATGTTTTAGAATCAAACAACGAACAGTCAGTTGTGATAATTGTTGTTTGTCCATTAGTTTCTTTGTTGATGTAACTTTATTGACAGCACCAAACAAACCCTCTAACACAAGTTTGTGTGTCTGAGCGCCGTCAAGTGTTCCTGTTAGACCGATTCGATATTTGCAGTCTGTCAGTTTAGACATAATCTCAGTCAATGACTTTGACTTAAACAAATGTGCCTCATCACCAAACACAACACCGAACTGGTCGAAATATGCCTTAGGCAATCGAAACAAACTCTGCCATGTTGAAATCAAAACTCTCTTGTCAGTAACATTTGAATACCCACTATACAATCTATGACAATACTTTTCTACATTCCAACCATACTCTTTGAAGTCAGAATACATTTGTTCTACAAGTGATGTCGTTGGCACAATGAGAAGTATTCGATTGTTTGTATCGTCTTTGATTAGATGTGTATAGTATCGAATAAGTGAATAGATGATAAATGATTTACCACTTGCAGTAGGACTTAACAGTAACGCTCTATTGAACTTCAAACTATGTAAGATAGCATCGACCTGATAATCTCTTGCTTCAAACTTCTGTCCGAGGCTGTTAGAAAACTTTTCAACAAGTTCTCTCGTTACTTTGTTTTCTATTTCAACATCTTTGCCACAGACAACATTGTAATCTCTTTCTTCTGCAAACGCCTTGATGTAAGGATACAATCCAAAGTATATTTCTTTTGTCTTTTGATTGAACATTCGTATCTTGCCATCCCACATACGATTGCGAAAGGCAGGCATGAATTTATATCCAGGCACATAGAATGTGAAGAACTCTGATAGCTCTCGTTGAATACTTGGGTCAGCATCAACAGTCAAATATACCTCATCTTTCTTCTCTAAAATGAGAGTTTCCATTTACATAATCCAAGTCATTATACTATATCTGTTTCCTGATATTACTTGTTTAACTTCGTGTGGGTACATAAAGTTAGAAGGAAAAACAATTGCCGAACCTTGTATCTTTTCAATATACTTGTCGCCACAGAGAACAAACTCACCGCCTTCATAGTCATCATTCAAAAATAACAATGATGTCAGATGTGGATATCCTTGTTTCTGTCCATGACTGTGATGTATATTATCAATATGACTTTGCATGAACCCGCCAGCTGTGTATCGATTAATTCTAAAGTCAGTATAGTCTATTGATTTTATATTTGTATGCACACTAGTGTAATCATTCACACAATAATCAAAACCCTCTTGTATTTCTTTATAGTAGGGTGATGGCTTGCCAATCCAGTATTCTTGCATTGATACTTTAGAATCGCCTGTGTTATTATATGCGGTTGCAAATGTAGAGTCTTTCCACTCTGCTGTTGTTTCGTAACGATTGATTATCCAATCACAAGTTTTTGAATCTAAAACATCTGGATAAAAAAATATGTAATCAGAAAGTTGCTGACTGGTATTCATTATGTTCTCCTACTTCTCCCTTCAATTGTACATTCCACGCAATACTAATGCGATTCTTTTCTGATATATTCTGTGGCACCCAATGTTGTAACCATGACGGAAAAAATACGGCACGATTTGTCTTTGATGCAAATGATAGTAAGTTTGAATTGTTGTGTGTTTTGTTTGTCTTTTTGGGCACTAATACATCAGCAGATGGCCTTGGGTCAAAGAATTGTATCCCTGCGGCTTTATCTGAATACAAATAGTAGACACCACTTAGAAAATTATTTGAATGAGTGTGTGGCGGATGCGCTTCACCCTTTCTTAATACATTTCCCCACATGTCAGTAATTGCAATATCTTCTACTGCATAATCTAAAGTTTCAAGTATTTCTTTACTCATATCTAATACCATATCTGCAAATATTTTAAACTCAACTTTAGTGTGCAAGTTTGGTTCTGTTTGCCAATTAACAGTATTCGACCTTTCTTGCCATAGCTTTTGAATATAGTTCTTCATATACAAGGAAGTTTCTTCAAACAGAAAATCGTCTTGTACAAAAATGTTTGTTGCAAATACTTGATGTCGGTCCATTATAGTTTGTAATTTTTCCTAGACATTTTATTATCTGAAGAAAAGAATCCTTTAAACCCTTCAAAATCACAATTGTATGACAATGTTCTTCTTACTTCGTCTGTGCCATTGAAAGGATAAACTGCGTGATATAGACTAAATGGGAATATACAAAAATCTCCAACTTGTAAATCTAATGCCGTTACTGGTTTTGCAAAAGGTTCAGCATTACCAGAAATAATGTGTAAGTGTCCATTTAATTTTCCGAACGCATTAGAGTGTTCATTACCATATGTACTTGGTCTTTTTAACATCAATACAGAGGTTAACCCCATATCGGTATCTCCAAAATGACAATGCATAGGATTATACTCGTGAGCCCTCATTTCGTTTATCCATGCCTTATTTGGATTCATAGTATATGATTTTTCATCATGCCCTGGTCCGCCGTTGTGCATCATATAAATTTTAAACATGTTTTCAAACGCAGATTTTATATCATCAGTTAGAATATTGTCAACTCTATTTTCCTCTACAATTCTACCAACTAAATTATTATTCCACGGTTCTAAGTTTTTTAAATTATCATCATACAGTTTATTAATTTCATCAACAAACTTTAAAGGCACTTTAAATTTTAGTATGGTTGTGCCTAAATGTATCCGTTCCATACTTATGTCCATGTCGTATGCCATTATATTGCTCCGCTTGTGAATTTCGCCCAGTCGATAGCGTTTTTGATTACAAAGTTTCGACTGTTGATACTTCTTAAAACTTGCTCAAGATAGTTTACTACTTGTCTTAGATAGGCTTCTTTTTGGTCTGCCTTTTGTAGTTCTTCATCTGACTCCATATAGATATGAACATCTGCCTTGAGTATTTTCAAGTCAAATGGTTTCTCTTTATAAACTGATGGGTCTGCTTTACCTGTGTAGTATTCCCACTTCTGTCGTTTAAGAACTTTCTGGTCATACTCTGCCTTCTTTAGAAGTAAAGAAAACTTGTTGAAGTGTTGTAGGTATTTGTTATGAAGTATTGGTATATTTATCGATTCTGAGCCTAAGTCAGTTTCGTCTATTTTTAAATCTCTGTTAGCTGATTCTTGTAGTTCTTCTAGTGTCATAATTTATTCGCCCCCATAATAAGTATTGAACGCAAACGAAACTCTATCTTCGGTTATGTTCTTATTTGATTCTACACGGTGATTCAACCAAGAAGGAAATAGATAAAGTGTACCCTCACAGACAGGCATATTCCATGCTAATGAATCATAAGGGCCTGTTGGTGATGAATTTTTTTCTTTTAGTATGCTGTAGTAACTTAACACATCAAATGCTGGATGCTGAAAAATTATTTGGCCACACTCATCTGGAGTTTTTACATAGTATGTGCCAGATATTTCAGCATTAGGATGATTATGAACTAAGTTAGAATCTTTGTAGCGATTTATATTAAACCAAAGATTGTCTACAGTTTGGTCTAGCCCATTGAGTACTTTGTTAGAAAAAGTATTTACATGTAATTTTATTTCTTCAAGTATTGGTTTTAAAGTGGGCTCATTTAAATCTAATTCTTTCGATTGATAACCACCTAGATTACTTACAACTCTACCAGACTTCTCTCTTTGATATTTTTTACAGTAGTTATATAGTTTATCGTTATCTAAATCTAATTTAAATTCGTATATTGGAATTTTAAAGATATCGTGTATCAATGGATTTTTCATTATGTATTCATCATGTGTTGTTATATTATATTTATACGCCCACAAAAAGTGGGTATTTCAAGTGTTACAGCTGAACTATTTCATAGTACATGTAACTAAAATCTACAGATGCTTGTAGATAGTTGACATCACTTGCCTGCACATCATATGATAGTGAGCCAAGAGATGTTGGGAAAATATTGTGAAATCTTATTTCGACTTTTGCAATGTTCTTACTATTCAGTATTGTCAATGTAGCATCTGAATATGTACCGCCATCTGGTACTGCATTATTGTTTGGTGAGTTTGTAGTTTGACCAGGGAATCTATCTGTGCCGGTATCTCTCAAAGTTGAGAATTGATTGTGATTCTGTGGTGCGCCAAGACCAAGTAGCCAGTCGTGTATTTCTTTGTAGTTGTTTAGGTTCTCATCTACAAGAAATGATATACCTAAGTCTTGATAGTTCAGTTCATCGCCTGGAAAAGGTATTGATTTGAGAGGTGTATCTACAGTCGCCTGTCCTAATGAGATGCCAGGAATGTTTGCAGTCTGGCAAAAGAACTCTACAGTTGGTAGTTTAGAGCATTTAAACCTAAACTGAACAGGGCTTGCATAGTCCAGTACGGTCGGCTCTCTAGTATTTACATTCGTTGTTGTCATTAGTTATTTACAGGTGCGTTTGCACGCCATTGATAGCACGACCAGTATCTTGCACTTGTTTTATCTTTTGCAGTATCACAGTTATGTCTAGCCCGAAATGACTTTCTTCTTGCTGGGTCATCTCTTTTGATAGATAGTCCTGTCGTATCGCCGAAAGATACTTTCTTTACTTTGTCGCCATCTTTGACATAAACATAAAACTTCTTACTTCCACCTCGTATCGGGTCGTTCAGTTTAACTTTCTTACCTTGATACTCTGCCTCAGTAATTTCTAAGTCTTGATATTTTTGTTCGCAAATGCAGTCTATTGCTTCTACTTGTTTTAATGTTTTCATACTATTATTTATAAGAGTTATGGAAGTAAAAAAAAGACACCCGAAGGTGCCTTTTTCATATCTACTTTGTAGAAAAAATTACATAATGTTAGTAACTTTAACTCTACGGTAGTAAACATTTTGGTTTCCAGCAGCAGGTGATGTTAAATCAATTGCGCCAGCGCCGTTAGATGTTGCAAATGGATTCGCAACCATTCCGTAACGAGTCTTGAAACCAATTTTAGGTTGGAATGAATCTTGACCAACTGCACGAACCATT